CGACACTAGACTGATGGAGGACTCACAAGCCGCTGGTAAATGGAAAACAGAGCAAGGTGGTGAATACTTTGCTGCCGGTGTCGGTGGAGCAATCACAGGTCGTGGTGCTGATCTACTAATCATTGACGACCCACACAAAGAACAAGATATTAAAAAAGATAGTAAGTCATTCGAGAAAGCATGGAACTGGTATACATCAGGTCCACGTCAACGTTTGCAACCTGGTGGTCGTATCGTTGTTGTCATGACAAGGTGGAGTACAAAAGATTTGACTGGACAATTAATCAAGGCTCAGGGAGAAGAAAACTCTGACGAGTGGGATGTAGTAGAACTTCCGGCTTTATTACCCGATGGTAAACCCGTGTGGCCAGAATACTGGACCAAGGACGAGTTAGAGAAAACAAAAGCATCTATTCCAGTTAACAACTGGAACGCTCAGTATATGCAACAGCCAACGGCTGAAGAAGGGGCTATAATTAAACGTGACTGGTGGCGAGACTGGGAGGACAAGGATCCACCTAAATGTGAGTTTATTATACAAAGTTATGACACAGCTTTTCTTAAAAAAGAATCTGCTGACTATAGCGCCATAACCACATGGGGAGTGTTTAAAAAAGAAGATGAAAGCCCTCAGATAATATTACTTAATGCTTTTAAAGATAGATATGAGTTTCCAGAATTAAAGAAAGTTGCTCACGAAGAGTTTTTATTTTGGCGTCCTGATATGGTGATAGTGGAGGCAAAAGCCTCTGGTATACCTCTTACAGCTGAACTAAGAGATATGGGCATACCCGTAATTAACTTTACGCCGAGCCGAGGAAATGATAAGCATGCAAGGGTAAATTCAGTATCACCGCTTTTTGAGATGGGATTGATATGGGCCCCTATGCACCAACATTTTGCTCAAGAAGTTGTGGAGGAATGCGCAGCATTTCCGCATGGAGACCATGACGACTATGTCGATTCTATGACCCAGGCGATTATGCGTATTAAACAAGGTGGCTTAGTTCGTAACAGAGATTCTTACAAAGACGAACCGCTGCCTGATAGGAGTAGATTAGAATATTATGGCTAGACGAGAAGTAATAAATGCAATTATTAAATCGTTTAATAAATTAGGTGGTAACACTAGTGACATCCTTGGAACTAAAACAAACGTAAGTTTTTTAGGTAAAGGTAAGTCTCCAGAATTGATGTTAGACATGGACATCAACGAAGAAGCGCTAGCCATATTACCACAATCAAAAGCAGTCGAAGAATTAACAAGCTCTGTGGGTTATGCTGTGGCTGGTAAGTTAAATGACATTCAAGCAAACAAATTATTATCAAACATGCAGAAGATGGAAAAAATTTATTTTCCACCTGCAATTCCAAAAAATGTTACAGACCTTGCTACAAGAACTGAGGGTTTAGACCAAAAGGGTTTGATGTCTTTAAGAGCAGCAGATGATCTACCACCTCCTGGTTCACGTGGAGGACCAGACGATATTGCAGCTCCAATCGAATCCGATGCAGCAACATTTACAGGTGAAGGTTTAGAGTCAATCAAAAATGTTAAAGGCACTAATTTAATTATAGATGACATTGTAGATAAGATTTATTTAAACGCAGGTGTATCAAAAAATGCTCAACCAGTTGCAAGAGCAAACGCTAGAGATTTTTTAAATAGAGTGAAAGATTTAGAAGATCCAAATTTTCCAAGTGGCACAACTCTATCCTCAATTATGGAAGCAGATGATTTTAGATTTATGACTGAAGGTGGTGGCGGTGGTATGGGTGATCCATTATTATTGGTACAGAAATATTTTGGACCAAAAGTTGCAACAGCAGTTGCAAAACTAGAAAATCCAAAAGACATTCAAACATTTGCAGAGAGACTTATAAAAGTTAAAGATGGCAGAGGTAGATCTGTAACTGATAGAATGTTTGATCCACAAACAGTCAACCCAGAAGACTTTGAATTTCAAGATGGTGGACGTGTACCATTCTTTAGAGGTAAACTTGTTGGCAAAGCTTTGGGTATGGCAATGAGAGCTAAAAATTTAGAAAAGGGTGGCACACAGATGGGTTATCAGGCTCTTCGTAAATATGGTATTGAAGGCAAAGATATATCAAGACTATTTAGAGAACTGGCTATGGATAAAAGTTTAGTCGGTAAAGAAAAAACTTTGTATATGCAAAGATTAAATCAAGTTTTAAAAAATCCTGACGAGTTTCCAGAGGGAGTTAAAGACATACAAATAAGATTAGGCATTGAACCGATAGGGTTTAAAGGCGGTGGCCTAGCTAAGATCCTGGAGGTATAATGACTCCTCAACAAAAATTTGCAGAAAAGAAAAGAGCAGAAAGATTAGCAGCGGGAGGCTTTGAACAAACATTTACTTACAAAGGTAAGACCTATACCGTATCTACAAGAATTCCTAAAAAAACAATTGAACAATTAAAAGAATTTTTAAAAAGCTTTGATGAATGGAAAGCAGGTGGTGGAAACTTTCAAAGCTATATTAATATGCCATCTAGAATTAAGTCTATGGCTGCAGCTAAAGCTGCAGGATTAAAAACAAGTAACTTCGATAATAGAGCTGGGGGTATCTGGAGAAGATTAATTCAATATGCAAAAGGAAAAGCACCAGTTAATCCTGGAAGAACCGGAACAGGTGAAGCATATAGATCTTTTTTTGATCAATTAGATATTCCTAAATCACAATTAAATACAATTAAAAATTTAGATTTTAAAAATATTCAAAAATTTAAACAAACTAAAATAACAGAAACAGCTGCAAAGAAGAATATTGGTAACCCTCTAGTTACTAATGTGCTTGATGTTGTAAAAAAGAATCCTGATCTAACAGAACAAGAACTATTTAGTGGTGTTCGTAAATTATCAAAAAGACCAGTAAGTAATGGAGAAATTGTTACAGCGGCTGTGCGGGCTCATCGTAATGGAGCTTCACGATTACTTAAAGAAGCTAGAAAAGAAAAAATCGGAGAGTTTCAATTAAAAAATATACAAAAATTTTCTTCTGAAGATTTACCTCCAGCATTAAAAACAATTTATAATTTATTTCCAAATAAAGTTGGTAGAGATTTTTCTACAACGATTAAAGATTTTTATAAAGATAATCCTACTCTTAGAAAGAGGGCTTTAGATAAATTAAAAGCTTATAGTAAAATTCGAGTTGAAGTACAGAACACACTTGGACTTGGAGGCAGAGGACCAGGTAAAGCAGCTTTTCAATTTGATCATCCTATTTCATTTGCAGCCTTAGAAAGAAGTGGAGATATTGCAGGAGCGATTAGAACTAATCCTATTGTTGGTGATGTCAACCAACTTAAAGGACAATTTTTAGATAGAAGATTAAATGTTTTACAAAATGCCATTATACGAGGAGAAGACGTCAAAGAAAATATAGCAAAGGTTGAAAAACTAAAAAATATAAATAAAACACTATTTGGAGATTTAGCTGGAGATTTTACAATTGATAACAAAGGTATAATTAAAGTTAAAGATTATGGCGCATCTGCGATATTAGATAAAGAATATGATATCGCTAAATCTTTACAAAAAAATATACCACTAGGAGGACAGATAAAAAAAACTCTTGCGAGTGGTGTACTCACTCCAGAATTAGAAGAAGTTTTAGGTAAAAATTCTGCACAAAAATTTATTGCAAGTTCACAAAAACTGGTTGAGTTTGCAAAAAAAGATACAAATAAAATTTGTAGAATATTTGGTAGAGCAGGATTACAAGCTGGTGGTCAAGGTTGTGGAGCACAAATGGCTGCAGCTTTAGCAGAGGACCCAGAGGGAACAGCAACTAAGATTAAAGATTTAAAACCAGAGGGTGGAGCTGTTAATAGAATTAAAAGTGTTGCAACAGGATTTTTAGGATTTTTAAAATCACCAGGAGTAAAAACATTTGGTGCAGGTGCTGCTATAGGAACTGCAGTAGGACTTGTTAAATTATTTAAGAACGACGATCCAACAACTTATTTATCAAACGAAGATCAACAAAAAAGTATGTTAGTCGATATGGCAACACAACCTATATCAATCGATACGGAAAGACCTGCAATATTAGATTATCAATTACCAGCATTAGGTGCAACACTAGCTGCTTCAACAGCTGCAGTAGCACCGTCAACAATTAAAGCAAGTAAATCAAGATCTTTAGGTATCGAGAGAAAACCACCAGGCATAGCTAAAACAGGTTTAAGAGTTTTAGGTAGAGGACTAGGGGTTGCAGCATCACCTGCATTATTAGCACCTTTTGCAGTTGGAGATATTGCAAGTCAAATAGCTGAGGGAGATACACCCACAGATATTGCGACAAATCCATTTAACTATTTATATCCTGCATTTGCAGAACAAACTCCAAAATTAACAAGAGGATTAAGTCCAACACTTAGAAAAGTTGCAAGACTTGGTTTAAGTGGACCAGCATTAAGAATTTTGTCTAGAGCAGGTATAGGTGGATTTGCAGCATCTGCAGCCATACAAGGATTAGGATTATTAGATGACTAAAAAATTAACAACCACAATACCACCAGAAAGAGGACCTCACCCACAGGGGTTGAATGTTCCTGGAAAAAAGACTATAGTAATAAAGAACTCGGAGAAAAACAATGTCAGATATAGACAAGTCTCTACCCAACGTAGAGCAGGAAATAAAGTTACCTAGTGAAGAAGAGCTTGTAGAAGCATCTCAAGAAAACATTGAAGAAGCACAAGGTGCTCAAGATGTTCAAGTAACACAAGAAGAAGATGGTGGTGCAACAATTAGTTTTGATCCTGAAGCTATAAACCAACCAGGCACAAACGAACACTTTGACAATTTAGCAGATTTATTACCAGAAGAAGTTTTAGGCAGACTAGGTTCTGACCTTTACGAAAATTATACACAATACAAAGCATCAAGAAAAGATTGGGAAGATGGATATACA